GGCGGCGCCGCTGCCGTCGCCGACGTACACATCATCGAAGTCCACGTTCCGCGACGTCGTCGTGGTGGCGTTGGACACCCCTGAAGGATGGCCGATCGCGGCCCCCGTCCACACCGCCGACCCGGTGGCTTGCGTGTCGCCGGTGACGGGGCCGAGGACCGTGGCGCCATTGACGCGGAGCGTGACGGTCCCGCCCGTATTCGCAATCATGACCTTCAGTTCAAGGTACGCGTAGGTATCCACCGTCAGGACGGCCGACGTCGTCCCGAGGGTCGTGCCCGCGGGGCCGCCCCGCACCACGGAGATCGTCAAGTCCTGGTTCAGCCGAACCGTGACCTGCGGCGATCCGCTGTGATCAATCCACGCGATGCCGTACCCGGCCGCCCCTGGGACGCCACTCGCGCGGAAAGCAAAGCCGAGGATCGCGGTCGCATCGGCGGGCGTCACCGTGCGCCGGAGAAATCCGCCGACGGCCGAGGACGGCAACGTTCCAGTCACCCACCGCCACCCGCCCGACCCGCGCCGCCCACTCGTGGGCTGAATGGTAATCGTGGAGCCCGTGCCGCCCGCGGCCCCCGTAGTCCATTTCTCCAGCACATCGGCCGTCACGTAATGATCGAAGGAGTCCAGATAGAGCAGCATCCCCGTTACCCCCGCGCCAGCCCGAGCCGCCGCACTTCGCCGGGGAGGTAGGGCGCGACGATCCGCGAAATCTGCCGGCCATCGGCCTCGACGATCACGGTCATCATCCCGCCGCCGAGCGCCGCGGCGCCGCCGCCGCCCGTGACCGTCGCATTCGCCTGGTCACGCGGCACGACCGCCTCCCAGCCGTGGAGTATCACCGGCGTGCCGGCGCCGAAGTTCTTAAACCCGTCTGTGCCTTTGGCGTACTCCGGCGCCGCGCCGCCCCCAGGCCGATCGTTGACTTGTGGAATCCCTTCCACATGCCAGCGCACCGTGCCAGTGACCTCTGGTTGCGGAATGTTCTCGATCGCCAAGCCTAACCCGCGGGAAATGGCGTCCGTGAGTTCACCGACCTTGTCGATCAGCCGGGTAAAGCCCTCGCTCATCGTCATCGCGAACGAGATCCCTGAATCCTCGAGATCGGTAATGATCTCGCCGTTCTCATCGAGCAGTGTCCCCGCCTTGACGAAGGATTCCAACATCGGCCGCATCGCCGAGGGAATCTCGATCCCCATCGAGAGCGCATCGCCGACGTAGTCATTGACCGCCTCAGCCATCCGTTCCGTAATCGCGACCGTGTCAATGCCGGCGGCGTTGAGGAGCTCCCAGTCCTTGAAGAGTTGTTGCGCCTGTTTGTCGAGCTCCTGCCGCTGCATCGCCGGCCCGAGCTCCGCGAGCGTAAACCCGTACTTCTCCGCCACAGCCGTGACCTCGTCCAGCGCTTGCGCCTGAAACTCGGCGGCCTTCCGAAGGAGTTCAAACTCGTTGATGCGCTCTTGCAAGTGGTGGCCGAACGTGGTGACGCCGTCCGGATTCCAGACATCCACGAACGTGAGGCCGAGCGCGTTGGCCGCCGCTTCGAGATCCTCGAAGTCCTCGTACGGGCTATTCGGCCCCACCATATCGGCGTGCATGTCGCGCGTCATCTCGGCGAGCGCCCGTTGGAACCCCTCCGCGGCCCCACGCGCCTCGACAATGTTGCGGAACACTTCGCTGAACATCGACACGACGATCCCGACGCCCATCCCCGCCGCCATATTGTTCTGGGCGTCCGTACCCTCCATCCCCTTCGCGATCGCTGACGCGATCGTCGCGCTGAGCCCCTCCGTTAACTGCGCCCCGAGTACTTTGGCCATCCCAGGGCCGCGGGCCGACATCGCTTTCTCAAAGATCGCCGGGATTGTGTCCGCGAAGCTGGTAAAGGCGTCCTTCCACGGCGTGAGCTCCGGCGGCGGGGCCATCTGGAACCCTTTCCCGAGATCGATCGGCGTCGTGTTCACGATGTCCGTGAAGTTCTTCCACTTGGACGAAAACTCGATCACGCCCTCCGTGGCGTTTCGCGTCGCGAGCCAGATGTCGTACATGACCTTCGGCGCCATCTGGCCCGCGGCTTGGTAGGAGACGATCGCCTCGTCCATCGCCTTGTGAATGTCGAGCTTGGCTTTCGCCGACATCTGCTCGATCGGGATCGCCATCCGCAAGGCGGCAATGTAATCGTTCGCCTTCCCGATCGCGCCGGACCCGCCCGCGCCGCCGAAACTGTTCACGAGGGCATCGAGGGCGTCGTCGTGCTTCTTGAGCTCGCGCGTATACGCTTCTTCGATCCGTTTCGCGTCTTCGAGCGCCTTCGTGCGGGCGGCCTCCGCTTTTCTGAGGCGTTCTTTCTCGTCCGCTAACCGCTTCGCGATCTGGGCCTCCGTCTCCATCCCGCCCGCCATCAGGGCGCCGCGCGACGCCGCCGTCACTGAGGTATCCGCGACGGCTTTATTTGCTTTGGCGACGGCCTCGAGCGCCGCTTCCGCGCGCAGCAGCCCGGCGAGCGTTTGCGAGCCGCCCATCACGTCACGCAGGCCGGCCGCCGCATACGTAAAGAAACTCGTCCAGGACCGTGTCATCTTCTCGCCCGCATCCATGACCGCCGCGAGCATCTCGCCGGAATACGTGATGACGTTGTCTTTGAGCTTGCCCCAGGCGTCCTTGGCCGCCGCGAGCCGCTTAATCGTCTCGTCGGACATCGTGATCTGGGCGTCTGTCGCCTCCACGAGCCCGTCCCGGATCCCGCCGATCACTTCTTTCGCAGACGGCCCGAGGATCGCGAGCGCCATGTCGTACTGGAGGGTTTCGTCCTTCACCGCGGTCAGGGCCCTCAGGACTTCCTTGTAGGCGTCTTCGCTCTTCATCTTGCGGAGCGCGTCACCAGACAGCCCGATGTTTTTGAGGAGCGCGTCGTAAAGTGGCGCCGCTTCGGTCAGTTTCGCCGTTACGTTCTGCACACTCTTGCCGAGCGACTCGGTCGAGACACCGGAATCACGCGCCGCGCCCGTCCACTTCTGCACCGCCTGCGTCGAGAAGCCCCACTGATTCCCGAGATCCTTGACCGCGTCCGCCGCATCGAACACTGAGCCGACGAACCCCACGACCGCATCGACGGAGAACGCGATCCCGACCGCGCCCGCGACCTTCGTGAGCGTCCCCATCCAGTCGGTCGTCGCCTTGCCGGCGTTCTTGGTTTCGTCCGCGATCTTCTGGAGCCCCTTCGGCACGTCCATGCCGAGCGCCTTCATCTTAGCGACCGCTTCATTCGCGGTACTGCCGAGCTTGGCCAGCTCTTTCTCGGTGAGCTTGCTCGTGCCGCCAATGTCCTCGATCGCCTTGACCATCAAGGTGGCGTCCTGGATGATCTTGACGCCGGAGAACTGGTTCCCCATCGCGTTGAGCCGCTGGCCCGCCTTCTCGGCGCCGGCGCCGAAGTCTTTCAACTTCACTTCGGCCTTGTCTACAGCGTCATAAAAGCTGGAGAAGTTCGCCGTGAAGGTGGCAGAGAGGGCCATGTTATTTCCGGGACTTCGCCGCTTCGGCGCTTAGTTGTTCCACGAGGACGCTGTAGACGTCCACGGGGAGATCGAGCAGGTCGTCATACGTCCAGCCCATGATCCGGCAGATATACAGGTCGCTTACGGTGCGCTCACGCCAGCCGGGAGTTTTTTTTCCTCGGCCCGCGCCTCGGTCATCGCACTGTCATGCGCCTGGATCGCCTCGAGGATCTCGCGCAGCGACTCCGGGGTTTGGTTCCGGAGCGCCGCAAACACGAACGGATACGAGGCGTCGCGGATCTTGATTGGCTTATCGTCGGCGTCGGTAATCGACCAGTCGAGCAGATAGGACACCGCCTGCGCGATCCCGAGGTGCTCGAGGTCGAGCTCCGGCTTCTCGCCCGATCGCATCGTCCCGGCTTTGATGACCTTCGCGTGCGCGTCGCGTTCCTCGCCGGCCGTCAAGTGCTTCCGGACCAGCAGCCAATCGCCGCCGGTGAGGTCGAGACGGACTTCTTCCTGTTTCCGATAGCGCGATCCCATGGGTGCCCTTTCAGGGTTTGTAGACCCGGCCGGTCAGCCGGCCGCCGGAGACGGTCACGTCCGCGAGCGCCCGATACGTGGGCGCCCCGTCCGCGTACTGGATCTCGAGGGTCAAGGGCGACTGGGTGATGCGGAAGCCGTCCACGTCCTCGACCGCCGCCGAGATCCAGCCGCCGTCGATCGTCCAGGCGCCGAGCCGTGCGGCCCGCTGATAGCCGAGCCGGACCACGGCCGCGGCGCCTTGGAAGGTGACCCGCTGAGACCCGACCGTCGCCACGACGCCGACCTAGGGTGCGATCCCGGCCGTCCACGCCGTGCCGTTCCAGTACGCATTGGACCCGTTGCCGAGCCGGACGTACTGGCCCGTCGTCCAGGCCGAGGCCGGAGACGCCGTGACGCCCGACATGGCCGCGAGATTGGTCGGCGCCATCGCCCCAGGCGGCGTGAACCCGCCGGGACTGCCGACACCCGTCGCGCCCGTCGCCACCACCATCGAGGCCCGCGTCCAGGCGCCGTTCGCCATGAACGTGCCGTCGATCGTGACCGCCGAGGTCACGCCGCCTTTGATGGAGGCATCGACCCACGCTGGGCCCTCCCATCCGACGTTTGAGCCGGTGGACGGGTAGACCGCGATAAAGCAGCCGGTCGGTGAGTCAGCGAGGTCGAAGAGGATGTCGTCGAGGCGATCCCAGAACGCGGTAAACGTGCCGGACAGATCCTTGAGCCCGACGACGTACCGCTTGTTCGTGTCGCCGAGGCTGGTGGTCTCGACCTTGTCGGTCGCCATCGAGAGGTTGTACTCGGAGATGTTCCCGATCGCGACGTAGGCATCGCCCGCGTTGAGCTTCGCGGCGATGACGCCTTCCTTCCCGTGCGTGCCGGGATTGTTGGTTGGTGCGGCTGGTGCGGGCATGTGCGTCTCCTCTAAAACCTGGCTGTCAATGCGTTATGTGGCCGAGCCTGTGACAGTCAGGCCGGCCCGCCGAACGATCTCGATGAGCGCCGCTTCCATGATCCGGCGCCGCAGTGGCGCGACCGGCGCAAAGATTTTCTTCGCCGGCATGACGCCGGTACTCTTCCCGTTCTTCTTCCAGTGGCGCTCGCGCCCCTCGCCGCCGGTTTCGTAAATGTAGGCGTGCCGGGCGCGACTCACGACCTTCGACGTGATGCCGCCGACGACGTCCGAGGTCGTCTCGACACGCACATGCGATCGGAGGTTGCCGGTCTTGACGGCGTACTGGCCGATCACGTCCACCGCCATGGCGTCCGCGGTCGCCTGGACGATCACGGCCGCTTCGCGCGTGAGATCCTCCGGCAACCGCTTGAGATCCGCCCGCAGTTGCTCGAGGCCGATGATCTTGAGTTCGGTCGTCGCCATCAGGGCGCCGCCTTACCGAGCCGGCCGACGACCTCGACCGCGGTGATCTGGATCTCGACGTGGCGCTCGTCGAGGTCCGCCACGCTCTGCACTTGCAGCGTGCGGCCCTCGAAGATCACTTGCGTCTCGAGGTTGATGCCGGGATGGTACCGGCCGCGAATAAAGAACGCCGCGAGCCCGTCGAGCGCCGCGGTGGACGAGGGCATGACCTGGCAGTACCACGTCGGCGGATCGAGTGTCACCGCGGGATGTTCCAGCGTCACGAGATGCCGGTAGGATCCGATCCCCATCGCTACGCCAGCGCCGGATCGCGATACAGCGCGAGCAGGTTCTGGAGCTCCTTCCAAATGACGGCGTCCTGGCGGTTGGTCTGGCCGGTGAAGTCGTCGCCGCGATGTTCGTAGTAGTGGACGGTGAGGAGCAGGATCGCGTGCTTGACGGCCTCGGGCGCGGTCGCCGGCGTCCAGGTCGCATCGGCCGCCGGCCCGAGGTACGCCAAGACCGCCTCCTGCGCGGTCGCCAACTTCTCGTCCACGTCCGCATCGTGCGCGGCGTCGGTGATCCGTAACTGGATCGCTTTGACTTCCGCCGTCGTCCAGAGCGGCCCCGCGAGCGTGACGCGCGAATAGGTCAGCGTCACGACGCCTCCCCGTCCGGCGTCTCCGTGGCCAAAACGGGACTCACCGGGGGAGCGGGCGCCGTGACGCCGAGATCGCGATTCGCGAGCGCCTCGAGCGAGACGTACTGCTGCTGGAGGTACGGCGTGTCGCCGCCCGGCACCGGGCCGAGGCCGAAGCACTTCCGCCGCGCTTCGTTCGGCGTCATCGCGCCGGCCCCGATCGCGTCGTGCGCCGCCTTCGTCTTGGTGGCGGTATCCATCCAGATGAGGTCGTCGAGATCGAACTCGGTCCCGTACGGCGCCGGGAGCTCCAGGCCGAAGTCCAGCGCGACCTCGATCGCGGTCAGATGCGTCTGGAGGCACTGGCTGTGGTACTGGAGCGCGGACGCTTCGCTGTTGGCGTACGGCGGTTGCTGCGACGAATCGACCATCGAGATCGGGACGCCGAAACAGCCAGCGATGGTTTTTGCCGTCCAGCCCGCCTGCTCAATCCACTGCGACTCTTCGGCCGACGAGCCGACCGCCTCGTACTTCATACCGTTCCCGACAATCGCCGTCTTGCCGGCGCCGAGCGCGTGCCACGTCTCCGACAACCGCTGCGCGGTCTGCGGATCGATCTCGGTCGGCGCAATCAGCATCCCGGACGGCCGGCCGCCGCTCGAGAAGAACGTCGTACTGGCCGCCTGCATCGCGAGCCCCTGGCTGGCCGCCCCGCCACAGGCGTAGAGCGGCGAGAGGCCCACGAGCGGATGGAACGCACAGTTCCAGCGGTCGTGGATGATCTCTTTCGCGGGCACGACCAGGACGTTGCCGACGATGCCGGCGAGCTCGTTGGTCTGGAGCTCGTAGTAGACGGCGCCGTCCGGCGACACGAGCGGCTTCACGCGGCACGGGTCGAGCACGTACAGCGCCGTCACGACGCCGCGCGCATCCCGATCCTTGAGGACGTACGTGTTGCCGTACAGCAGTTTTGAGATCATCCAGGTTTCGAGCAACTGCCCAGTCGTCTGGTAGCTGTTGGGCTTCCGGAGCACGGGCGAAAACGCCGGGCTCGTCGTCTCGTGCCAGATTCCGTTGGCATCGACGGCGACGAGCCGGAGCGGCAATTTCCCAATATCGGACGCAATCAGCGACACACAGCGGAACACGACCGGATTGGCGAGCGCCGTCTCGAGGCGGATCTCGTCGTTGTGCTGCCAGGCGCCGGTGTAGGACTCGCGCACCACGGGCCAGTAGCCGCCCGTGCCCGCCGCCGGCGCCCGTGGCCCCGGCGAGAACACCGCCCGCAATCGGTCGAGCAACGCCACGGACTTAGTCCTTCTTCCGCGATCCGCCCTCGACCGTCACCGTCGTCCCGGACGGCCCGGGCCACGCGACCGCCGTCAGGTACTTCACCGAGTTGGTCCCGACGCGCTTCCAGGTGATGTACCGCTCCGCCCGCAAGGCGACCGCGTTCATCTGGAACATCGAGGCGTAGACCGTGGTCGCGTCCACGGGAGACATCGGCGCGCTGTCCATCTGGAGCGACGCTTCCGTGCTCGCGTCAATCGTCACGCCGCCATCGTCGGCGAAGAGGATGAGCGCCGGCTGGAGCGCCACCACGTTCGCGCCGAGCGCGTTCGACGTGATGAACTGGAGCCCCTTGTACGAGCCGCCGTTGATCCCGATCCCCGGGAACTCCGGCGAGCCGTCCGAGTTGGTCCGGAACGACAGCGCCAGCGCGTTTCCCGGCGAGAGCAGGAACGTTAGCCCCTCGACCGGGATGTTGTTCGTCGAGAAGTGGGCGATCAATGCCAGGATGTCCGCGAGCGGCGAGACCGTGCCCGCGGCGGTCGGGGCGCCGTTCGTGATCGAGGCCGGGTTGACGCCCGCGACCGCGGCCACCGCCGGGTTGATGAACTGGCCGTCAATGAACGCCGCGATCCCCTTGACCATGTCGTCGCGGACGAGCGCCTCGGCGGACGGGTTGGAGAACCGGACGAGCTCCTGCGAGAGGACGACGATCGCCGCGATCTTGTTAAACCCCAGCGTCTCCATCGCAAACGCGAGAGACGTGACCGGCTTCGGCTTGAGCTCCCCGACCCAGTTGTACGTGCCGCCGGCCGTCTGCGCCGGGACTTGCACGTTGAACGGGACTTTCTTCAGCCCCTGGATCTTGCCGACGATCGTGGCGGCGCTGAGGAGCGGCAGGAAGTCTTCGACAATGGCCGCGTTGACGAGCGGCTTCGCCCAGGTCGCGTCGGTCGTGTTCCCGGCCGCGACGGCCGCTTTGATGGCCAGCGCCACTTCCGGCGTCGAATCGTTCCACCGCTTCTCGGCGTACACCGCGGCGTCGCAGCCCTCGAGCCTCGACGCCAGCTTGGCGATCGCAAACCGCGCCAGCTTGATGCCGGGCGGGACGTTCGGCCGCACGGACACGGGCGCGTAGTAGGGACGAATGACGCCCGGCGCCGGCGCGGGCACCTGGACCGCCTTGGTGATCTGCAACGCTTCGTGCTCGCGCCACCGGCCCAAGTCCGCGTCGATGCTCTTGACCTGGTCGCGCAGCCCGTCGTGCTCCGCCGCCGGCTCGTCGCCGAGCGTGGCGCCGTCCTCGGCGGTCCCTTCCATGATCGTCACCATCCGGGCCGCGAGCGCCGCCCGTTTGTTTTCCAATGCTTCGATGTGCTCCGCGGCTGTCTGTTTCATGATCGGCCCCTTGTGGCTCTGGACGAGCGCCTTGACGCTCAGAATGGAAGCGTTCGCATTCGCGGGAATGGTGACGAGCGAGACTTCGCAGATTTCAGATTTGAGGATCTTGCGGACGTTCCCGGCGTACTCGACCGCGTCGCCGAGGATCCGGAACCCAATCGAGACGCCGGAGATCACCCCGGCCTTGATCGACTGCCAGGCTTCATCGACGCGCGACTTGAGGACGCCCGACTCCTCGACGGTGGGCAAGGTGGCGTCGAACAGGATCCCCGCGGCCGTGGCCGTGAGCGTGACCCGCCCGATCGGTTGCCGGGTGTCGTGGTGGAACAGCAGCGGGACCGGGTTCCGGAAGCTGACGCCCGCCGGATCGACCGAGTCCCCGTGCCGGTCGAGCTCCGGCGTACTGGCAATCCCGGAGAACCGCCGCGCCGCCGGATCGACCGCTTTAATTTCTAAGAGGGAATAGGCGAGATCCACGGCAGGCAGTGAAGCACTACCCACCACAGGTCAGCGAATTACGGCCACAGAAATCCTAAAAACTCCACAACTCGGCGAGCCGAGCCAGCCAGAGCAGCAGCCCGATCACGATCACCACCCGAATCACGACCCGAAACGGGTTAGGCATGGGAATGTACGTCTCGATGAGATACACGGCGAGGCCGAGGATCACGAGCACAATCACGACCGAGATGAGCGTCGAAATCATTCCGTCCCCCTTTGCGGTCTGACAGGGTAGGTCAGACCTTCGCCTTCTCGCGACAGGCACGCTCCACAGCTTTTCGTAACCACTCGGACAGCGGGATCCGGGCCTGGTCGGCCTGTTTCTGTGTCCGGTCGTACTGCTTCGCCGGCAACCGGAAGTGCACGCTCACCGAGTCGTCATTCGCGGCCAGCCGCGGGCGCCCGCGCGGTTTCACCCGACCACCAGCATTTGATAACTCGGCGTGGTCACCTTCGCCTGGCGGTTCATCAGGTCCACAGCCATGATGAGCGCCACGACGCCGTCGATACGTTCGGTCGATTTGGTCTTGGACGGCTTTAGGTTGCCCGCTGGGTCGCCTTCGACCGCGACGTTACTCACGCACCACCGGAGCACCGGATGCCCGTCATGGCGCAGCCGGCGCCCGAGAATCGCCTGCTCCAGCGACTTCGTCGGCGCCGAGAGCGACGCGAAGCCTTGCCGCATCGCGAGACAGAGTAACCCGTCCTGCTGCTGGAGCCGCGTCACCAGGTCGGTCGCATTCCACGGATCGAAGCTGATCTGCTGGAGACTGTACTCCGCGGCCCAGCCCTGGAGCACCGTGCGGATCGCCTCATAGTCCACGACCGATCCCGGCGTCGCCGTGATCATGCCTTGCCGCGCCCACTCGTCATACGGGACGTGGTCGCGCCGGCTGCGCTCGTTGATCCGCGCGGCCGGGACGAAGAACTGCGCCAGGACGTCGAAACCCGTCTCGTCGGGAAAGACGGCGACGAGCGCGGTCAAGTCGGTCGTCGTGCTCAGGTCCATCCCGACGTAGCAGCGGCGGCCCTTGAGACTCGGCCGCGGCGTCAGGCAGGCGTCCCACGTCGGCATCTGGATCCAGCGCGACGCCTGCTCCGTCCACTGGTTGAGGTACAGCCGGCGGAAGTTGTTCTCCTGCGCCGGGATCTCCTTCGCTCGCGCCGCCATCGTCTGCATCTCCTCGAGCGATCGGAAATCGCCGAGCGCCGGGTTGGCCTTCTGCCAGACGCGCTTTTTCGTCCAGTCGGCGTCCTCGGGCGCTTCGTAGAGGATCGGGAGAAACGACGGATCGATCTCGGGCGTCTCCTGGACCTTCTTCGCGTGCGAATAGAGCTCCCAGAGAATCGAATGGCGATCGTAGCCGGCGGTCGAAATCACGAGCAGGAGCGGCTGCTTCCGCGCCGCCATCGACGTGGACAGCACGTCATAGAGCCGCCGATCCGGGGCCGCGTGGAGCTCGTCGTAAATCACCATCGAGGCGTTGAACCCGTGCTTACTGTACGCCTCGGCCGAGATCGCGCGGTAAAAGCTGCCACTCGCGCGATGGACAATCTTCTTCTGCGACTCGACGATGTAGCACGCCGCGTCGAGATCCGGATCGTTCCGGACCATCTGGGCAGCGACGCCAAACACCAGCCCG